TGTCGCCAATCTATCGGATGAATTGCGCGCTAGAGCATTGGCCCATGGGTTGGTGCAAAAAATCTCTGACGCCGCCGCGATTAAACGCGATGACTTGACCGGCGACCCTCTCGCCGATGCAAAAACAAAATTCGCGGCAATGGAGGCAGTTGCCAACCGTCTAATTGACGGCGAGTGGGCCGCCCGCAATGGTGACGGCACCGGGCCGGTTAGCGGGATTATCTACCTCGCATTTGAGCAATGGGCGCTCGCCAAGGCCACATCCGCCAAAAAGCCCCTACTCCCCGCTGCTATCCGCGCGGCCTATGCTGGGAAGGATCGTGCTGGGCAGCTCGCCCTCCGCAACGTCCCCGAAATCGCCGCGATCATTGAGGAGATCAAGGTCAAACGTGGCGCGGGGAAAACCGTGGGTTCGGGTGATGCTCTATTAGCAGATTTGGGCCTCTAATCCACCCAACCTAGGGCAGGGTTATTCCTGCCCTCATTTTTAGACCTATCCGGTGAGGCAATTATCCTATGACCCATCCCCCCCGCCACCCACTCCTAATCGCATTGGGATGGCTAGCTCTCGCGGTTGTTCTGTCGGCAGGCGCTGTCTCACTAACCCTCCTACTCGCGGCCATGCCCTAACCCCTCGGTTAGTCTGCTGCCCTAACTCAGCCCCCAACCCGCTAGGCCTAACCGTCTAGCGGGTTTTTTCGTGCCCATATCCGTTCTCATTTTGTCCGACGATTTGAGTAGGGTCTAGGGCGTTTGGCTATAGAGATAGCGGGATAGCCTCTAATCGCCCTCATGGCCCACCAATCCGAGGATTTGACCCTATCCCCCGGCCATGCCGCCATCACCTATCACCTCTCCCCCACCCCTCCATTATCAAACAGGGTAGGGGTCACAGGAGGGGTCTCCACCCATCTCCCAATGTGCCATGTAACATTCCGGCCCCCCTCCATCCTCGGGGATCCCATTGTGTTTTTCATCTCCCCGGTATCTCTCTTCTCGTAATTTTTTTTCTCTGAGCACAGAGGATACAAATGGGGGGATGGTGGGAGAGGTGGGCCGATCGGTGTGTCGGTTGCATACTACACCATCCCCCGTCTCTCCTCGCTATGTTATCAACGTCACCCCGTTTGCTACATGGTACTATGGCTAACGGGTAGCCACCCCCCCGGCTACCCCTAGCCCGTCCTGGCCCATCCCCTGCCATCACGGCCCACCCTTCACTAGCCCCTCCATCGGCCCACCGGCCCCACCCTTGCGCCTGCCCTATCCCTCGCCAGCCACCGGCCCCCGCCAGCCACCATTCCCTCTCACCTCACCCCCCTCCCTTGCCCCTAGAAAACCAGTGGGGGTGGGTCTTCCCGGTTGGGGGTAGGGCTAAGGGGGGTGTTTAGGGGCATTACAGCTCTTCGTGCATGGCTACCTTTCAACCCTCCGTAATCCTCTCAGCTACTTCACTCCTAGTTCAAAGTCCTACCGGAGGAAAATCCCAAAGCCCCTGAAGAATCCGGAGGGTTGGAAGTTCAACTAGCCGGAGGGTTGACGGGGGGCCAAGAGGACTGCTCAAATCATTGCTTGACGGCCCGCCGGTCGAGGGCTAAGTTCCTCCCAACTCCCCTGCCATAAGGACACCCTCCATGATCGACTATGAGAAGATTGCGGATAGCATCGACTCCCCAGACCCCGCGCCCGTGGGCCCCTCGGCTTATGCCCCAAACCGCGATCCTGGCAAATACGTTGGAATCGCTTCAGCAAAGGGCTATGGCCAAGGCCCCGAAGATGGCTACAACGGCACACCCCGCATCCAAAAGTGCCGTTACACCCATGAAGCCCTGATTGACGTAATCATCGCTGAGCCTTCCCTCAAGCAATATGAACTCGCAGCGCGGTTTGATCGCTCGACTCAGTGGGTCACCGTCGTCATGGGGTCCGACGCCTTTCAAGCCGCTCTCGCTAAGCGCCGGGATGAACTCACTGACCCTTTTCTCATAGCCACGATTGAAGAGCGTTTTCGTGGCTTAGCACAGCAATCTCTCCAAGTCATCGCGGCAAACCTCGAAAAGACCCAAAACGCTGATATCGCCCTCAAGGCTCTCGATATTTCGGCTAAAGCTCTTGGTTTCGGCTCCCGTTCTGCTGGCCAAACCAACATCCAAAATAACTTCGTAGTAGAGTTGCCGGGAAAGATCACGGATCAAACTACCTGGGCAAAAACCTACACTCAAGAGTGATCTCAAGCTAACAAGGGTTTTGTTTTATGTCCAGTCAAGCTTTCACCGGGCCTTCCACTGTCGGACTGATTGTATCCGATACAGACAGTAACGGGGTTGCCGGGGCTATCCCAGCCTCTACTCCTGATGCTGTTCTTGACAGTTACACTTCCATCGGCAACCTATCAGCACTTAATGTCACTTTGCAAGCTCCTACCCAAGGCTACATGGGCGGGTCGTTTCAGATCACCAGCATCGGCACCGGCAACACGGTGATGTTTGAGCATTCCAATGATGGGGTGACTTGGGCGTTTCTGCCTGCGACTGTTGCAGGCAATGCGACCAATGCGCCTACTGGCCCTACGGGTTATACAGCGGTTGGCCTTTATACGTTCATCTCTTCGGCGGCGCAGGTGCGGGCGCGTGTGTCGGTTTATGGCAGCGGGACGGTGAGCGTGACGCTGGTGCAAAAGCGGGTGGTGGCGCCGGTGGCTGGTATCTCGCTGGCATCGAGTTCGGCGGCGATTGGCGGCGTGGTTTTGACCGCAGGCACGGCGGCCATTGGCAATGTGAACATGGCAACGGGCTATACGGACAGCACGGCGGCGCTGGGCGCGGCGGGAGTGTTTACCGGGACGGGCCGGGCGTTTAACTCGACCTTTGGCGCGCAATATGTGGCGTTTAATGCGCAGTCGCAGGCCGATCAGGCGGGCACGCTGTCTATCGAAGCCAGCTATGACACGGGGGCGAATTATTACCCGGTGGTGAGTGTGGCGGCTTCTGCGGTGGTAAATGCGGCGGGAGCGACCAGCTATGTGGCGCAGGCGCGCGTGCCGGTGATGGGCGCGTTTGGCGCGGCGACGCTTTATCGCGTGGTGTATAAGAATGGCGCAACGGCGCAGGGCGCTTTGCGGGTGGTGAGCAGCTTTACGGCAGGATAATTCATGTCTCCTCCTACTACCCAAATTAGCATCTGGAAACCTCAGGAAGGCCCCCAGACAGCACTTCTCCAGTGCCCGATCTTCGAAGTCTTCTACGGTGGTGCCCGAGGTGGAGGGAAGACTGAATCTTCTATCGGGGACTGGCTTCAGCACGCTAACCTCTATGGTGAGAACGCCATCGGAATCTTTGTCCGTCGGAAGTTCAAGCAACTTGCTGAGGTCATTGCTCGAACGAAGCAACTTTTCCCAAAACTCGGAGCCAAATACAATGAACAAAAAGCCGAATGGCTCATGCCTGGAGGCGCTCGGCTTAAGTTCGTCTACCTTGAAAGGGATTCTGATGCCGAAGAATACCAAGGCCACAACTACACCCGCGTCTATGTGGAAGAAGTTACTAACTTTCCCAGTCCTGGCCCTATTGACAAGCTCCGTGCTACTCTCCGCTCCGGCGCTGGTGTGCCTGTGGGTATGCGACTGACGGGCAACCCCGGAGGTCCAGGCCATAACTGGGTTAAAAAGCGCTACATCGACCCAGACCCCAGAGGCTTCAAAATAATAGAAGAAACCTGCGATGTGGAGATTGCCGATGAAATCCAAACAGTCAGCCTCTCGCGGGTCTTCATCCCGTCGAAGCTTGGCGATAACATGCTCCTGCTTCGCAATGATCCTACTTACGTCCTGCGTCTCCGTCAATCTGGCTCCGAAGCTCTCGTCAAAGCTTGGCTCGAAGGAAACTGGGATATTGTCGACGGAGCCTACTTCACTGAACTCGACGAGCACCTTCATGGCAGGGATGGAGATATCATCCGCTGGGCCCCGCCTGCAACTGTCCGCTTCCGTGCCTTTGACTGGGGTAGTGCAAAGCCTTTCTCGGTGGGTTGGTGGGCGATCGCGGACGGAACTTGGCCCAGAGACAATCCCCTCCCTTCAGGGGCAATCTTCCGCTATCGGGAATGGTACGGAGCGTCAGGGGTTAACAAAGGCCTCGGCTCCACAGCCGATGTTGTTGCCAAAGAAATCCTTAAGCAAGAAGCCGGTGAGCGTATTCGATACGCTGTGGCCGACCCTGCTATTTTTATCCGTAACGGCGGGCCTTCTATTGCTGAAAGCATGGCGAGGTGTCGCTGGCGCCGGGCGGACAACAAACGCCTCGCCGGATGGGAAGCCTTGAGGCAGCGGATTGTGGGTGAGCAAGTATTGCAGGAAGTTGAAGGTCAGGAGAAACTAGTCAATATTCCGATGCTCTATGCTGCCCACGAGTGCGAGGACTTCTGGCGCACAATGTCTACCCTCCAGCACGATGAAAAGAACCCTGAAGACCTCGATACTGATGGCGAAGACCACATCGCCGATGAAGTCCGTTATGCCGCAATGTCCCGTCCTTGGAAACCCAAACCACTCCTACCCCCAAGAGGCTTGTCTCTCCCGAAGCTACCTGGCGAGTTGACTTTCAACAACCTTGTAGAACGGAATAAGAAGCTTCGAATCGAAAGGGAACTTCACGATGGCTACTGATACAAATACCGATCCGACGCTGTCGGCAGAGAAGGCCGAAGGGCTTTATAAAGCTTGGAATTCGGCTATTCAAGACGCTCTGGAGAGGGAGAAGGGCTTTCGGAAATCTGGGCAGAAGTGTGTCAATCTCTATGAGGCAAAAGAGCCTGAGAACACTCCTTACTCGATACTTTATTCGAACGTGGAGGTTCTCGGCCCAGCGGTTTACAACCAAGTCCCTATTCCGATTGTTCAACGGAGGTACAAGGACGCTGACCCTCTCGGGAAGGCTGTGTCTGACGTAGGGACGCGGACACTGAAGTATCTCCTCGAAGCTGAATCTGCCAACTACGATAACTTCGACGCGAATATGCAGGCAGCAGTTCTCGATGGGCTGATTACCAACCGAGGTCTGACTCGGTTCAAGTATGTCCCTGCCAGCGATCGTGGGCCAGAATGCGTCTATGGGGAAACCGTCCGCTGGGATAAGTTCATCCACGGCTATGCAAGAACTTGGAAGAAAGTCCCCTGGATCAGCTTCGAATGGGACATGACGCCAGATGAGGTTCGCCAGAACTTTGAAGGAGTGCCGCTGGACTTCTCCAACCTCGCGGATATGGAAGATGAGCCGAATGTATCCGAGTCGAAGCAGCAGCTTAAAGGTGTGAAGCTAATCAAAGTCTGGGAAGTCTGGGATAAGCGTACTCGGAAGGTAATGTTCTTCTCGGCTTGCAATACCAAAGGCCCATTGAAGGTTGTAGACGATCCTCTAAACCTCCGAGGCTTTCTCCCTGTCCCTCAGCCACTGAACTTCATGCGGAAGGTGACTACGCTGACGCCCACCCCGCTTTACGAGCACTATCGTCAGCAGGCTTCAGAACTGAACGAGATCACCAATCGGTTGAAGGCGATCATCAAAGCCATCAAATACCGAGGGGCCTACAACTCCGCTGTCGAGGGCATTGAGAAGATGCTCAGCGCGGAGGACAACGAACTGGTTCCAGTCGAGAATGTCCAGTCCATGCCAGACGGGACTTCAATGGATAAACTCCTCTGGATTGTTCCGGTGCAAGATCTTGCCACCACAGCCCAGACGCTTTACCAGCAGCGGGAACAGGTGAAGCAGGTTATCTACGAGATCACGGGGATCAGCGATATTCTCCGAGGGTCGTCGACAGCTTCCGAAACTGCCACTGCCCAGAATATCAAAAACCAGTGGGGCACTCTGCGACTGAAGAAGATGCAGAAGGAAGTTCAACGCTATTGCCGTGATGCTCTTTCAATCATGCTGGAAATTGCCGGGGGAAAGTTTGTGCAGAAGACACTGCAGCAAATGACTGGAGCGGCATATCTGACCAAAGAGCAGAAGATGCAGTTGACGCAGGGTATCCAGCAGCAGCAAATGATGGCGCAGCAACAAGCGGCCCGCCAGCCTCAGGGACAGCCTGCCCAACAACCACAACCTCCTCAGATTCCTCCCGAAATCCAGCAGGCTCTCAAGGAACCAACTTGGGAAGATATCATGGGGTTGCTGCAAAATGATATTCTGCTCAACTACAAGACCGATGTGGAGACGAACTCAACGATTGATGCAGAGGCTTCGCAGGACAAGCAAGACATTTCCGAGCTGCTCAATGCATTGTCGCAGTTCCTCAATGGGCTGGCTCCCTTGGTGCAGCAGGGAACGCTTTCGATCGACGTTGCAAAGTCGATGTTGCTGGTGATCTGTCGGAGATATAACTTCGGAAGTCAGCTGGAAGATGCTCTGGATTCAATGCAGCAGCCGAAGCCCCAGGATGATGGCAAAGCCGCTGATAGCCAAGCTAAGCTTCAGATTGTTCAGGCTCAGGCGCAAACAGCTCAGCAACAGGCACAGCTTGATCAGCAGAAAATGCAGCAAGAGATGCAGATTGCTCAAGCCGAGTTCCGGCAGAAAATGCAACTGATGCAGATGGAAATGCAAGTGGCTCAGCAAGAGCTTCAGATCAAGCAGCAAGAACTCCAAATGCAGGAACGAGCGGTGGGCATGAAACTCCAAGCTCAGACTGTGGCTCACCAGCAAAAGCTTGCCCAGTTGAGCGCCCAGCAAGAAGCTAAGGAAAAGGAACCCGCCAATGCTTCTGATTAAATACCTCACCATCCACTGTGCTGCCACTCCCGAAGGCCGTGATGTTTCTCCTGATACCGTCGCCCAGTGGGACATTGCTCGCTTCGGGCAAGAGAGTTATCACTGGATCGTGGATTTATCAGGGAATGCCCACCGAAGGTTGTCGGACAAGACTAAAGGCGCGCATGTTGCTGGGGCTAACACTGGCAACATCGGAGTCTGCTACATCGGAGGGGTTGATTCAAAGAACAAGCCAAAAGACACTCGGATGAAAGCTCAAGTCGAAACCCTTCGCAAGATCGTTGAGCAATACAAGCGAGACTACCCTGGCATCATCGT